AAATGTTGTCACCGCAATAGCAACTCTTGTATTTTCTACACCATCTATAACAAAGTTTTCATCTTGTACAAACTCACCTTTTACCTCATATAAAGATAAAGAAGTAGTATTACTCGCAGCATCTTTCAAAAATGCTGTCGCACCACTATACTTACCTTCGATATGAGTCGGTACTGCTAATGTTATTGGTTCATTTAAAGTAATTTCCGTGACTGTTTGAACATCATAAAGAGTTAAATCCCACTCATTAGTATTTGAATTAGATCTATCATATGATCCTGATTCCAAATCAACATCATATACTCTGGCTACTCCAATTTCTTTACCTGCAGGAAGAGTAGCAGCAGTACCAACTCTTTTATCTCTTAAACTTAAAACATAAGTGTTACCAATACCAATTTTAGGAGATCCATAAAATCTATTTAATTTTATGGTAGATCCAGTATGATAATCAATACCTTGATCTTTTAGTGTTTTTGTAGTTCTTGGTTTTTTAACATCCACATATGTAGAACTAATTTTCTCTATCTCATATCCTTTTACATATGCCTTACCTGGAGAAATATTATATAACGCTAAATCGTCAGATGGAATGGCTCCCCCATAAGTGGTTTGATTTGGTCCAAACACACCATTATTTCCCTTATAATTATTTAAAGACTCTTTAAGGGAAGTATTAAATGGTTTAATATAATAATCGCCAGATTCTTCATATGTTCTTCTTGCTAGTTCATCTTGAAGTATATTATATTCAGTTGGTTCTTTTTGAGACTTTAATATCCCATTTTCAATAGTTGCTAGTTCAATAAAACTATTATCATCATAATCATCTAAAGGTTTTTTAAATAATGAAGTTGTAATCTTAAATCTATCAGCACCTGGAGCTGCATAGTTAGTAAATCCCCTTGCATTATCGTTCAGATTAGGATCAATATCCGCATTAATTATTTCTTCGTTTAAATATAGTCCTATTCTATAACTAGGTGTATTTGAATACTGATCTAGAAGGATAGTTTCATCCTGAACAGTAACAAAATTTCCTCGTGCAAAATATACTCCATTAGAAATTGAGAATGAGGATCCAATAGAATTAGCACCAGTTACTCCTGTAGATGCGAATGCTTCTCCTGGTGGAATAACCGTGTTAGCAGATAAGATATCTTCATTTGAACTTAGTAATTCATTATCTAAAAATGTTAATGAAGAATTATTTGTAGAATCTGATCCTACGTAATTAACATATAAAGTATATCTTCCTTTTTCTGAATTTCTAGATAAAAGGACTTTATCAACAATAGCCGTAACACCAGAAGTTAATCCTGTAATTTTTGATCCCTTTACTTGATTAATATAATCTGACAGAGGTATGCCCAAATACTTATCTTCCAATTCAATTGCATAATATGAAGTATTAAAAGATGTATTACCAGGAATTACTTTAGCACCATCTTTAAAAAAATGTTGCCCTAGTTTTTCAACCTGATTTTGTAATATTGATTGGAGATTATTTAACTCCCTTGCTTGAACTGGATAAGCAGGTTTAAATAGTACCTTATAATAGTCATTATTTGCATTAAAATCGTCAAAGTAGGGAGCTACGTTTAGATTGGTTTCCTGAGACATAATTCTTTAGAATTGCAAAATGACTTTGATATCTTCTTTTTGGTTGGTAGACCTAGTGATTGCTGGTCTATTGTCAACGTAGATAATATTACCAGAATATTTTCTTACTTCTGGATTAGACACTCCTTTTGTGAATGTCTGTCCAAGATAATAGGTCTTACTATTTATTACAGTAGATATACCTGTAAATGAACTTTGAATTGCCAAAGTAGCAGACCCACCAATGATATTTAACGACCCACCTGTATTGGTGGTTGATGTAAATCTAGTAAGATGAAAACCATATTCTGGATCTGAATTTTGAGTACCGTTGGTATTAAATCCAGCAGTTGTTCTATCTTGCCAATACTTCAAAACTTGAGTATTTTGATCATAAGAAATAACTCTTCCGATAGCAGTAGATCCTAAACCAACAGTTTGAGTAATAAATGCATCTGCGTTGAATGTAGCAGTACTAGATCCAGCTCCTGTGAGTTTAATTGCATAAACAGCACTTGCTTTATCTAATTCAAGATTTGTGCTCGTACCATATGCCTTTGGATTTTGAACGATACCAATACGTCCAAATTGATTCCCTGTTATGAAATCAGGATTCTCTGTATCATTTTCAATCCTTGAATAAAGAAGAGCGTTTTTGGCTCCTAATTCCCGATATATATCAGATCCATGTCCTCCCTGAGGTGGGATAATAACATTAAATACAGGATCAGTAGAACCTGCAGGAACTCCTCCTGCATCCAAATCTAAAGTTCCAAAACTATATCCAGAACCACCCTTGGAAACAGTAACTGACTCAACTTTTGAATTGCTATTAATAACAACAGTAGCTTCAGCACCAGTTCCATCTCCTTTAATAGGAACTTTAGTATAAGTTTGATTTGCTGTTCCTAATCCAACTCCTCTATTAGTGATAGTAACAATTTTAAGTTGACCACTAGTGGATGCATTATCTCTCACTGCTGCATCAGCAGCATTAGTAGACCAATCCTTAGGAACAGGCATAAAGTCTGTAGAATCAAATTTTATAATATCACCAGGTTTAATTGTATAAAGATATTTCCAAATATAACCATCACCACTAGTACCAGCTGCTCTTGGTTCTAGATCAGTAAATGTAGGTTCGTCTAAAGATGCTCTTCCATCAGGATTATCAGGATCAGTTCCATTCTGTAAGCAAATATAAACTTTGTAATCAGAATTCATTACAAAGTAATTAGAATCATATAAATTTGTAGCGTTAGATGGTTTTGCTAGATTAGTCGAAGTAATATCATTTCTATACATATCATAAGTAATACCTGATGTCCAAGTATTCTTATTTACTACTTGCTTCACATCTGATGTGCTTATTTTTTTCAAAGCAATCATTGTATCCCAATAATCATTCTCCTGATTAAAGCTGTCTTTAGGATCAGGAGGAGTCACATTCCAATCAGAATCTACTTGGGTAGGATTAGGCAACCCAATCCAAGTATAATAAGAATTTGTTGTGGAAGCTACGCTTGCTACAAAATCCTTAGTATTTAATATACGCAGTTGATCAGTTATAATTGCAGCCATTGGACAGAGTTTTTATTTATTTATTAAAATTATTACGAGGTATAATCTTTAGATCTCAAAGGAGTTACCCTACTGATAACAGCAGAAGTAGAAAGTCCTGTAAACCCATTATTAGTATAGGCAGTAAAAGCTTTTGGAGAACTTCTAGCACCCATATCTATTCTTCCCCATGAGAAGTTACCAAAGAATTCACTATATCCCAAACCAGCATTGATTAAACCATCATAAGCATCAACACTTACTGTTACTTGAGCAACATAGGTTAGAGCAATTCCTGGTGCGGAAGTCTGTGCTACAGATACTGCAGCCACTTCATACACATTATCTATAAAGGTAGTTCCTATACCTAAAACACCATTATTTTGATATAGTGATGTTAATCCACTTCCAATGTTACTGTTACTAACGGTGAAATAATAACCTGTTTGAATTCCACTAATGGTAACAGCAGTTCCTACTAAAGCAGTGTTTCTTAAATCTGAATTAGGTGGAATAAACAAATTAAATACTACTCCAGTTGATGCAACTCCTACAGATGTAGTGGATACTCCTATAATCTCTCCAAAGTCACCCTCATAAGTTCCAGTTGTATTCACTTCTCTAGTTAAGGAAGGAACTTCAATGAGAACTTCAGGAGGAGTTGCTATAGTGTATCCTGTGCCAGGAGAAGTAACTGTGATAGAAGAAACTGTGTCACCAGTGAGAGTGGCAGTTGCAGATGCTCTAGTGGTGGTTCCTAATCCAACAGGAGTACCAATAATTACATCAGGAGCAGAGGTATATCCTGTTCCTCCATAACTTACAGATACTGAAGATATAGTACCAGCGATTGAGACAATAGCAGTTGCAGCAGCTCCTACAATATTATCCTGAGATGTAATAGAAATCTTTTGTGTTTTTACATTACCTTGATTTTCATTATCTGGATCAAAGAAAGGTTTCAAACTTTCAGTGAATATTACAGTAGATCCAACTCCAACAGATTGAATAATAATTGTGGTGGGATGAACTGCTACATTGTCCTCTTCCCTACTCTTACTAATAATTTGACCATTAACAACTAAATCAGCAGTTTGCTTACACCAAGTAACAGGTCTCTTACAGTCAGGACTTCCATTGATACCCATACCCACATAAGCATTAGTGTCCACAATATTAGTGGCTACCACATCTTCTACAAGTCGAGGATCTTGTTCTATTGACCTAGCACATAATTCCTTATTATGGCGAATGGTCAACATATCTCCCGTTTTTACAGATTTTCTTACATCATTAAATATCACATCTTGATCACCAGTTCCCTTATAGAATAAAATCTTACAAGTATCACCTTTGAATGAACCCTCTACTTGAGGCCCTCTAGGAGCTGATGCAAATGTAAGTACACTTCCTCCACTCAATGTATAACCATCACCAGGAACTTGTAAAATATCATTCAAGAATACTAAAAGAGTGGACTGAACATCGATATCAGACCCTTCTGCTGCTCTAATAGTAACAGGATCCTTATCTTTCTTAAGAGTAAATGATCTAGTAGATCCATCAAATTCACTTTCAATCTTATCCAATACTTCTAAATTACCAAAATGCCAAGCAGAGAACTCATCTGATATGATATCCTCAACAGTAATTTGGAATTCTCTAAAGGTTTTAGTTGTATCCGTTGGAATACCTGTTGTTCCTCCAATAGCCACTGTTAGGACTTGATTATTTGCATAAGCATATCCTTCATTTAATACTTCAAAACTAACAACACTGGAACCTTGACCCACCACCACATTAACAGTTGCTTGAGTTCCAACTCCCACACTTGCCCCACCAGGAGAATCACTACTGTAAATTAAAGGCATATCAGAGTAAGAGAGTGGTTCGTCAATCACAACATCCATTGCTCTATCAACTCTTCCTCCTCTTGCATAGAAGTGTGCTCTTGTAGATACACCAGAATTAATCGTGAATGAAGTATTATCAATAATTGTTAAAACAGTAGATCCTTGGAAGGCTGGATCTGCACCACTAGAAGAATTATTAGTACTTCTCGGTGCTATTAAAGCAGGTTGTATTGTACCTCCAGAAACATAGAATGTTGGAACAGTGGAAATACCTGCGTTAATTGTAAATTGAGTTACACTTGCTACTCCTGTAACTGGTGTACCACCATATGCGGGGTCAGTTGTTCTAGGATATAGATGAAGAGCAGCACCATTATCTAATGCACATGTAAATGCTAATCCAGTTAGAATAACATCACTCGCTTTACCGCTTACAGATAGTCCATGAGCAGTAGAGGTAGTAACCGTCATTATACCCGTAGAAGCAGTGTATACGGCACTCTGAACGCCCACAGCAGGGAGGTAATCGCATGTGAATGCAATTCCTGATAACTTCACTTCTTGCCCTACTAGAAGACCGTGTGAGGTCGATGTGGTGACTGTTGTAACTCCTGTTACAGAACTGTATCCAACATCAGAAATTGATCTAGGAACATAAATTACTTGATTATTTGTAATTGCTATTCCTGTGATATGTCCATTAGTAATTGCAGCAGTACCAATACCAATTAAGAGTGGTGTAATGTTAGTACCTGTTTGAATAGCAACATTAACAGTTGTTTGAACTCCTACTCTGTAACCTGATCCTGAGTTACCAATACTGATAGAACTTACAGTACCAGCAGCAGAAACAACAGCAGTTCCACCAGCAGCAACAAGAGGTTGATATCCTAGACCTTCAGTAGAACCTACCGAGACAATCATTCCACCAACAGGGATAGATCCGCTTTGAGGATCACTAGCAACAGAAGCTGCAACTCCAGCAAAAACTATACTACTAATTCCAGTATTTCCTTCTACAAAAGAATAATCTTGACTTTGTAGTAAATCTCCTGTTGGTCCTTGGAATACACCATTAATTAAAACAACACCATTATCAGTGGAGAATCCTGCTACATTCTCTCCATTAACTTTTAACGTATATGCAGTGCTGATACCATTAAATTCATGTGAGATATCATCAAATAGATAATTGGTTTCATAAGTTCTCTTACTACTATCTTCAATTCCAGATCTCATGAACGATCTTCCTTGGAACGTGGAGTGAGTTGTAATACCTACCCAATATCTATCATCAGGAGCATTAGTAGTGCTACCTATGGGAACAGGGCCTTGAGGAGCAGTGATGAAATTAATTTGGTTATTAACAATATGATAATCACCATCAACTTTAGTTACAAGAGAATTTTCAGTGTGTATTCCTAAATTTGTTCCCATCCAAGGACGCTCAACAAGTATTGCATTAGTAGTTCCATAACCCACCGTATTGACTTTCATTATCTCATCATTAATCTTAATCAAATCTCCACCAAAGAATGATGTTACTCCTGAGACACTTACGA